CATTTAATTTAATATCTAATATGTTAATCTGGTCTGTATGAGAACCGGTATTACTATAATCAGTAATACCTATTGAGTGTGGTTTAATACCATCGCCCATTCTATTATGTGGTACTGAGAAGATTGATGCAGTTGCATATAAGTCTCTTTCCATACCTGCTCTGTGTTTAAAGAACATTTGATTTAATCCAGACCATACAACTTTTTGATGTTTAACTTTTAAAAATTCAGTTGAGTTGGAGTTTGAATTATCAATCTGGTCAATTTCCCTATATGCAGGTAATCCTATAGATTCAGAAATATTAATTTTTTCTTTATAAAATGGCGATATACCCCTTAGTACAGATATAGAATTATAATCAGTTCTATAGTTGACGTTGGTTACAATCCACCTCTTATGGGTGTTATAAGGGTAGAGTTGAAATCCACCACCATTTATTGGTTTTAGTGCTTCTGCCATATATTAGTCCTTAGATTCTACTATAAATATAGATTTATAATTTATTAATACTAAGGTTTGGGTATAAACAAAAATTGCCGTAAATATAATAAACACTTACGGCAATTTAAATTATATATTGTTAGTTATTAAAAGTCTAATTTAACCTTAACTAATACTTCATTAGAAAATGATTTAAGAATTGGTTGTGATAACTTAGCAACTCCTAATAATTCTTGTGAACTATTGTACAATCCAACCGTTGTGATATATGATTTAGGATTGTTCGCAAATGTAGGTTGTCTGAATGCACCATTAGACCCAGTTGTAAATGATGGATTATTTGAAAAGTTATACTCAGCATTCTTAGCTCTTACGAAATAGAATGTTGATTGAACTTTCTCTTCGTTTCTTGCAGCGAACCCATTGGAATCGCTGATTGCAGCTGCACCACTAATAGAGGTGAATAACTTAAATGCATTATCACCATTAATGTTTGAACCAGTAACTGTACCGAAGTTTACGGCTGTGTTCAATGTATCCGCATTTAGAATGATAACACCCTGCTCTGGAAATACTTGTCCATAATGAGTTTTAGGTGAATACACTCCATTAAGGATTGAGCCCGATACTAAGTTATACGTTCTACCAATTTGGGTTGCAGCTTGTTGAGTATCACCACTATCATCAATTAGTTCAATTACTGTGTTTGAAGCCGAAACCGCAATATTAGAACCTGTATTATAAATGTTTGGTCGTGACCCACTCAACTCTGCTAAAGTTAATTCAAAATTACCAGGGTCTAATCTATCTTTTATTCTAGCTCTGTTTATGTTGATTGCATAGATGTGTTCAGATGCAACATCATTAAAAGTAAATGTTCTTTGATTATCTGGAAGTAAGATTTGTGCATATTGTGAATAGATTGCATTAGATGGTGAATCTTCATTCTGACCCAATGAACCACTACCAGCATCGTGACCATACGTTACTGAAAATTGTGCTTCAGATGTTGATGTAGTTGATATCCCATCATAAATCTCATAATAATATTGCTTCTGAGTAGCTGATTGTGCTGATGATGTGTGGAATGATGTTAACGTTCCTACGTTACCACTCCATAAACCTCTCGTTACTTTTTCTACACCACCCTCTACAACATCACCTACTTTAAATGCTGTATAAACTCTTTTTGATGTATTGAACGAACCTGCTGGTAAAACTGCCATATCTATTTCCTTTTAAATTTTATCTTCTAGACACTAAATTGTGAATCCAATGTGTTTCCAACTGTTATGCCATCGTTGTTAGTTACTGTTAATGTAATCTCAGAACGACCGCCCGTTTCATTACCAATTATAAATAATTTTGTTGAAATATCAGTATTGTCTGCTAATATTTTTGAAGTAATTGTAAAGTCAGAATTTGTACTGATAGTAACACTTCGTCTATCTTCAGCAGCACCCACCATATCTTCGTTATTTGCAATTCCTGCACCATCACCTATAATAGTGGCTGCGTCTGAGTTAAGTAGTGTTACTGTGTATCCTAATGTTTCGTTACCACCATTAATAGTTGAAATTGTGACTGTTTGTCTCTTTCCACCTTCTGATAATGTTACTGAAGTTGGATTTGTTTCTATGATAGGTATACGGATTGTATTTTTTGGTAAAGTTAAAAGTTTGTATCTCAATGAATAGTTCTCATCGGTTACTGCCTCTACAATTGGCATATTCTCTATGATTACACCATAGTAATCTGACCCTAGTGGATGTGCTGGATTCCATAGTTCATAATCAACTTCGTCATCTGCTAATGCAAATTGACTGATTGTAAAGAAATCTCTTCCTTTTGCTAATAACTCTCTACCTTTTTTGGTGAGAATAGCATCTACTGTTATCGATGAATTGTCTAAGTATCCCATTTTACTTTACCTTTTTGTAATATTAATCACTAATAAATATGTAAATAAATTAAATTAAGTTATATTTTTTTAAGTTTACTTTCTGTATGATATGTAATCTTCTTCTGTGTTGTCTTTATTGAGGTCTCTCCGTAGTATTTCCAACTTATCATTTTTCATTTGGTCTTCCATTTCTTTTTTAGAATCAAATGGTTTGATGAGAATATCACCTTGCTCAGTATAAGTGTTTATATCAAAATCAGATTCTTCACTTTCGACAATATCTCTATGTGGAACTATTGGTCTACCCATTCTAATTTCCATCTCTTCAAATTCTTTCATTTGTCTTTCAACTGGATTTAGTTTTGTAAGTTGTGTATTAATAGCAAGTTTCTGTTGTTGTTCTATAACTATTTCTTCTTCAAAAAAAGTTTGAACTTCCTTTTCGCTTATTTTATTTAATTTTAAATTACCTTCAGTTTCTTTACGTTTCTTTTCTTTTTGCAATCGAGTTAGTTTCTTCTTTTGCAATTGTGTCAATTTGGTTTTGTTTTGTTTCTTCTTTTGTTTTGTTTCTGTTTTTATACGTTCAGTATCACCATCATTTATATTTTTGTTTCCTACAAATTCTGGAAATTCAGTTTTAAGAAATACCTGAAAGTCAGATATCATTAATTGGATGTCCTCATCAAATAATAGTCTGCGTTCTTGTTCCTCAATTTCTGCATTATTGAAATCATCAATTCTAGCATCACCCATCTTTCTTCGAGTTTCTTCTTCTAATAGTAAGCGTGCTTCGTCAGATTCGGATAATCTATTTTTATTTTTATCAAATACCTCTACGGTTGGAATCGGTGTGGGTTGGGAAATAACTGCGTCCGAAACTTCTTGTATGGGTGTTGCATCTTCTGATTTTATAAATTTATTATCATCTATTAACTCACCAGTATCAACAACAGTATCTAATGGTTTAATAATAGATTCCAAGTCTGAATCGTTAATTGATGGTGACATTGGCGGTTGAGTCATAGGTCTACCTATCAACGTATTTAACTTTGATTTGATAACATCAAATATACTTTCGTTATCGACCTTACGATTACTGTTATTTTCTAATGGTTCTTCCATATCAATAAATATTAAACATCACCAAATGTTGGATTGTCTGATAATGGTGGTTGAGGTGGGGTATTACCCGTAATTATATTTGGTCTATTTATAATATCAAATTCATCTCTACGTTGGTTTTCCATTTCAAAACGCAGACGTTGTTCTTCAAACCTTATATCAAATTGTTCTCTTCTAGAACCTTCTATGTTTTCTAATCTTTCAATTTCTTTTCTAAATTTGCGTTTGGCAGCCTCATACTCTTGTCTTCGTTCATACCTAATACTTTCATTAACTTTTAAATCCTCTAATTTGAGAATTCGTAAGTTTGTAGATGCATCTACATCTAAGTTACCTTCGTCACCCGTTTGAGACGTTTTTATTAATACATTAGGGTCTGCTTGAAATACTTCAATTACAGGTCTTCCATCCGGTGTGTCGGGTGAATTAGTTGTCAATGAGTCAGATGTCATCTTACACCCCAAATATCTTAAATTGTGAATCGATAGTGGTAGTTCATCCGTTGATACTTCAGCAGGAACTAATGATGATGAATTGTATAATCCCAAAGATGCTGATAATGCTGTTGAATAAAAGTAAACTTCTTTTTTAGCATGCTTTGATTGCTTTGAATTAATTACAGCTGAGGCAGTTGGGCTATAATTCCAATAACCATTTGAACCTGTAGTCCAATTATCACCAAATCCCACATCTGCAGATGATGAGTAGTTAAGTATTGTGTATCTATATGTAGATGGTGAATACATATCCTTAATCTGTGGGTTACCAACGTTTTCTAAATCATCTCTCTGTGCAGTAATATTACGAATTAGAGATGTATCAATGCTAGATGTATAAAGGTGTTGAGATGCTTCTATATTTTTATGAGGTGCTGTAATTATTGTATCATAATTAATGTATTCTGCACTCTGACTGTCTGATGCTATTATTGTAGTTTCATATGTTAGATATTCGGATGTTACAGGTACATTATTAGTTATTACAGTATCATATTGTGGTTGGGTATATGATAAATTTGATTTTGATTTAATCTTAGGTCGTTCTAATATATGTGGTTCAATTAAGATACCTGAATTGTAATCCGCTCTTGCGGGCATCGTTTGTCTGATTTGTTCAAACACCGACATATCGTACCTAGCTAAGATATCAATAGTGCTATTAATTAAATTTTTAGAACTATATTTTTTAAATACTTGTCTACGAACATAATCCAATTCTTCATTCTGTTCGGTGAATCCTTCTCTCCTATCAGGATTACCAATATAATCATCTATCTCAAAATACCCAGTATGATTGTAGATATCTTCGTTATACATTTTAGTAGCAGAAAGATATACACCAACTTCATTTGAATCTACAGGCGCAGAATCATATTGTGATTTTTCCTTTTTTTGTTCTGGACTTAATATACCCGTTAGTCTATTTGATTCTACCCTAACTTTATTATTCATAATATTGTTAGCACCTGCCGATGGGACTTTTGTATAATACTCCTCAGTTACACCTAACAAATCATCGTTTTCAAAACTGAATAATGATGCGGTTAATGGTCTATCATCATTTAATGTAGTTATTCTCTGATTTGGGTGTTGTGACAGATGTGAATCTGGATTTGTTATTGTTTTTAAGTTAGAATCTGGTGTGAATCTAAACTTCAAATCAAAGTAAGATGATGTTGCAGAGTTACCATGATATGTTTCTCTTGAAAGTGTATGTTCATCGATTACGATATCTTTAAGTGGATTTGCCCAATATCTTAGTTCTTGTATAGAACCACTCATAAATTCAGCATCGGCCCAAATGGATGGTGTGTTTGATGTTGGTAACGTATTACTAAGTGTTACTGTACCACTACCAGTCCATGCTGCATTGTATGATGATTCACTTGAACCATCGATTGATATACTAGCCGACTTACTTACTGATATTCTATCTTTTTTATTTTTACGATAAATTAACTTATATTCATTATCAGATGTTATATCATCAACTGAAGTTTCTCTTTGTACTAACAATGTACCCATATTAGAATCAAAGACTGGCACATTACTAATTGATGCTGATTTATAACCACCACTACCACTTAGATAAAAGTGAATATTACCCTTACCCGATGTTCTTGATGTTGGTTCTAATAATACTGCAAAGTCAGAGCCTTTTTGTAATAGTGATGAGGTTCTAATTAAATTTTGTTGAAACTGAAGTTCAATTGTGTCAATTGGGTTTGGGTCTCTATTTAAATATGTTATTGGGTTTATATCATTTATCTTACCCCAAGGAACTGTTATGTAATTATCAGTATCCATTCGTAGATGATACACAAACTTATCATGCTCCCAAATATGTCGTTTATCCTCAATAGCAGGCCCACCGTATTCTCTAATTGATAAGAATGTTTGTGGGATACCGTAAGTAGATATAAGTGCTTTTACTGCTCTAGCAGAACCTTTTGTTTTTAAGAGATATGGTATATTGTTTACAATCCTTCTCCAAACTTCATAGTTAATTTGCTCATCTGGTTTAGATGCTAATGAACCTGATTGAGTTGGGTTACCGAACTTATCAGTACCTACTGCAAATTTCCATAAATCAGAACGGTCTTTTCCATGTGTAAGTTTCCAACCCATTGATTTTGCTACATCATATAACATCTCATTTGGCATACCATCGTATGGGTGCTCTTCTCTATTATTAAGTGATGTTAATGCATTAATGTAACTCCATGTAATATCATAATGATGACCAATCATATCTACGAATAAAACATAATCAGAATTTAAAGGCTCTTCTACAATTGATGCCGGAATCATTTTTGTTAATCTTGCATCGTTAAGTGCATCGAAAATACTAGCTGAGTCTATTAGTCCATTATAATGTGATATTCCTTGTGATGATGTCACACTATATAATTTCTTAGGGTATTCAGCGTAGTGAGGCCAGGGTGTTACCACATAAGATGATGCACTATAATGTGTATATAGTGAGCCGGTTGTTTCTTTATATGCCCAACGCTCCCATCCATCCATACCACTAATAACATTCCCTTTCCTAATTAGGGATTGTGATATGTTGGTTAACGCAGTTGAACCACTAACTCGATTTAATGTTGATATTCTCTTATCATATGACTCTATTAATTCTAATTTGTATTTTAAGTTATTCACTCGCTCTACTGCTGATGAATAGTTTGTAAAGTTTTTAAAATTAGAATAATCAACATTTATATCAACACCACCAAAAGAACCACTAATGTATTTATCAATAATTTGTTGAGATGTTGATAGGTTGGTATCTAATAATGTATTCCATGTCTTAAAATCAGTACCTTGTGATTTGCCATAATTACCTAAATCTATTTTAAAGTTAGGAGATGAGAAATTTTCAAATGTTTTTTGTTTAGCGTAAGGATATGCTATTACTCTTTCAATGTAATCTTCTCTAATTTGTCTTTGTATGGTTGATACTTTAGTTTCTAACCTACTAGGTAGAGGGGTATGTAATTTGACAACTACACTTAATGGAACATCGGGTGTATCTTTGGTTGGTGAATAAAATTTAAATTTAGAAAATGGTTCAGTTCCATAATACACATTATCAAAAATATTATCTTCAACTTCAATACCAGCATCAATGTCATATCGTCTATCAAAGTCTTGAGCGGTTTTTGATAAAAATAAAAGACTACCATTTGCGTCACGTTGTTGAACAAATTCAATTTTATCATTTGGTATTGTTACACTATCTGTAACCCTATCAGTAATTATAGATGTGAATTTAGTTACTCTACCTGTTGTTTTTCTTGTGTCTTTAAAAACCTCTACCCATATATTATCATCTTTATCTATTTCAGATGGAAAATATGTAACACCCCTTCCTTTGTATGTTGAAGTTGGGTGTTTTGGATATCGTACTAATTCCCCGCCTATATTATTATTAGAAAATTGAATATCTGTGATTGTCAGTAAATCGTTATTACCAAAACTTAAAACTAAATTGTTTTTATTAACAGTTTCGTAACCATTTAACTCACGTAAAGAGTTTAGGTCACCCTCAGTTACTTTTAACTCAATCTCAGTAGAGTCAGATGATATGTTTATTATTTCTAATTCAGGTGAATATGGTTGTAAAAAATTGTATACAATATTATAAGTTCCCCTATCACCACCACCTTGACGTACATCAATCTCTGGTGTTAAGATTATATCATATGTGGATTCTGTACCATTAGATGTTTCATAAAATATTTGAGATATTTTAGTGTCTATTAATGAATCATTGGAGTATACATTTTTATGTACATATGATTTGTCTAAAATTGTTTTTTTAATAGAACCCTTTGAACTATTTAAACGAGACAACTCATCCAATGTATAAGTCGGTACGTTTGATACTGGAGACCGTTCTGTAGTCAATATATCTTTTTTCTGATATCTATCTATTGCCATCTATATCCAATTTAAGTTCTATTTTCATACTAGTAATGTTCTATTGTCAGATGTGTCCGCATTCGTTGCGGTAACTGTGAGAGGAGGTGCAAAGCTTTGAATTTCCGAATCAAGGTTTTCTGGTTCTAATAAATCTACTTCAAATATTGACTTTTCACCACTTATGTCGAATTCTTTATAACCCGTACTGACGAGTGCTTTTGGCTCCCATGTGTCAAATTCTACCATATCCTCATTTTTTAAAACATACTCAAGTGTTAAGATTGGGTATTTTTTGACAGCGATGGTGGTAGCAAGTTCCCTTGATACATTGACACCCACGCCACCATTCCAAGGTAACCTTCTTCTGTAAAGTCGCATGAAAAAGTCAACATTTGCGAAGTGATTGTTTTGTGCACCTAGTGTAAATTTAAATTTTAAACTTCTACCAGAGTCAATGAGTTCTTTTGTAATTACATATCTACCATTATCTAATGCAGGGCCTTCCAATGTTTTATCAAATGGTACTTGCTCGTAGCCTGAGAATCGGAACAAATTAGCATCTGTTTTTCCATAAGTCTTTTGGTCTGCTCTACTTTGGAGTGCACCTCTGGTGGGGTTAATCCAATGTCTGTTTTGCAAATCACGTGAAGTCTTTCTACCACCTGGTGTGGTTGCATTTTCAGTCATCTCATACCTACCACTAAATATATCTACAAATTCTTCAAGTTCAGATACTATTTCTGCAGAAGATGCTTTATATTTGATATAGTTTAATTTTTGTTCAGTAATTTCAAATTCACCATTGTTATTGATAAGTTCATCGGAAACTACACCCATTACCTTTTTGTATGATTCTTTTTCATAAAATGTGGCAGCTGATATTAGTCTAACACTACCATATTCTTCTTCTTTAGATTTTGGCAATCCATAAGAAATGATTTGGTTAGATGTGTTTCGATTAACATCTCGTTTTACTACTGTAAGATTTTTTGTTTTTTCTGGCATTATCTAACTACTTTAAAAATTGGCCCATCAAAATATTCACTTTTACCACTTCTATCTACTCTAAATTCAAATTGATAGAATCTCTCAGGTTGTAATGTATTAAACCAAAAATCAAAATAATTTCCAGTTGAATCACAATCTACTGTGGTGTATGTTGTATCGTATGGTATTATAGATAAATTCGTCTCCACATCCTTTACCTTATAATAAGTAGTTTGTGGTAGATATTTAATTGTAGTATATGGGTGTGAATCTGTAAAAGTTCTTTGTGGGTATCTTGCTCTACCAACTACTCTAAGTTTTGCTTTAGATGATTCCTTATACTCAGTAAGTGTATTCTTAGCATATACTATAATATTATCATCAGTAAGTTCTTCTAAAGAACCTGGGTTGAATGTACCAGATACCCATCTAACACCCAACGTAGGAACATATATTGTATTAGTATCATTTGAAAAGAATTTAGATGAACCATATTTAACAGAACCACTTTCTTGTGATTTTGGTCGTTTAATTATAAATCCGTTATTGGGGCGAGAACCACTTAACCAATCATTTACATAATCGGTAACATCTACATTTAAATCTACTGTGTATTTGTTGAATGATTGAGATACTAATGTATTACTAACAGATGCAGTATACCAATTACCACCACCTTCATTTAATGTATAAGAGCCAGTTACATCTGCTGCAAACGAACTCGTTACCCATGTTGAATCATTTCTACTTACCCAACTACAACCTTCTGTAGTTACTGGATTATCATAAAACGAACCCATCCCTTCACTCCAACTACCTGATATTTGGTGAATGTCTAGTGTATATTCACGTTGTACTTCAGTCTCTTGAGTTGATGTTAAATTTAAATAGAATTTTATATTACCCGATATATCACCTGAAGATATTGATGATGATAGTGGTGTCAAATCAAATTGTGTAAGTATTCTACTATTGCCAATTAAATCTGTATTACTAAGTTCATCAAAGAACTTTGTAGTTTCCAATATCGAATCGTTACCTGCGTTCTGATTTTTACGAGCAGTTTGTTCGTAAATGGTAGTATCTTTCTGTCCGTATATTCTATATATCATTGTTTATCTCCTTAGAATGATTGAGTTACTACCTTACCCCTAATGTCTGTATTTGGGAATTTAACTTCAAATATTGATGGGTCTTTTGCTGGGTAAATTACTCCAAACTTAGTGGCAGTCTTAATACTATATTTATTCGGTGAATAATTTCCATTAAATTTATTAAATATTTGAAATCCACCAACACCCTCTTTATCGGGCCTAATTACAGTTTGAACACCATCAACGCCGTCCAACAATAAATATAGTTTAGATAATTGTATTGGGGTGTTTATAGACATATTATTAATATTAAAAAACTCTTTAAGTTCATTTATACAATTTAAAAGAACTACATTAGAGTTGTAATCTGGCAATACCGTTATTTCGAATTCGATTCCAATGTTTATAATATGTGCGTCTTTAATATTAACTGCATCTGTTAATAATCTATAATATGAAATATAAGTTTTTAGATTATTTTTTGTTGCGGTGTTTAGTGGTACTAAATGATTGGTATCATTGTAACCCAATGTGTATAAGTTTAGTGCTAATGGGTTTGGTATCTCAGATGTGATTGGTTCACCATTACTTTTTTTATTTTCAATTTGATAATCTTGTAGTATGTATGCTTTTGCTACTGAACCAAACTGTGGAGGTAGTGCGTAACATCTCATAATATAATCTTCTCTACTTACAGTTCTATTTTGAGCTGCAAAGAATGACATTGCATTGTTACGAATCTCATCCATAGATTCTTCACTACGTGCTCCTCGTGCTGGTTCTGGATTTGTTACTGCTATAGAGTTTCTAACAAAGTTTACAAGTGATGTATCTAAATTACGTTCATTTGCAAATGTTTGGGTAGATGAAATAACAGTTACTAAATCTTTTGCCGGTACATTGTCTATGATACCATTACCAATTAAATACTCAACCGTTAACGTTGTATTAGATGGGGCAACTCCATATGTTTTAGTATATAAAAAATTAGATGGGTCGATTCCTTGGTCTAAATCACCAACGACTCCATATAGAGCAGAACCAACGTTATCTGGATTTGGTATAATCTCTTCATCTGCGTTAGCAGATATACCTGCTCCAAATTGAATTGTCACCACACCTCTATCTTCAATTTTTGTTATAAATCTCTTTGGTACTCTGTTTAATTGTAAAAGATATGGAGTATCGTCTGAGAATTGTGAAAATTGTGTTGAGTTATCTTCGTTGTTTTCTATTTGCTCAAATACTGTGTCTTGTGCGAGATACGGAACTTCAGTCCACTTATCGTTATCTGAATCAGTTATACTTTTAATTCTAATAAAATTCTCATCTTCCAATTTTATTTTATCATAAATCTTTGGACTTTCAAAAGAATATTCTTTTGTTTTAATAGTACCGCTTGATGCTTTAATTTGTTTCTTTAATAAATAATAAACTGGCGCATTTGTATTTTCATCTATTTGATAAACGGTCACCTCAGTTGGACTTAGTGAAGATGAGAATGAAAAGTCTAATTGACCTTGTGTTATAAAACTAACATCACTATTGTCAGTTGAACCAATTGACATACCATCAGAAATAACCATTGCATAAGTGAAATCTGGTTTTACATTATCACCAGTTCCAGTAGATGGTACTAATTGAAACACATCCATAGTAACAGTTGCAGGTACATAATTTTTGGCTTTATACCCATACGCTGCAGCGATATTAAATAAGTTACTATTTTCTTCTGCGGTTGTTATTAATGATTCTCTTAGTTGAGTGTCTGTATAAAATGATAGAACGTCACCGACATATGATGCCATCTCAATGAACATCATGCCAGGTGAAGATTCGTTAAAATCATTATATGTATTTGGAAAGTATGTTTTAGAAAAATCAATTAGATTTTTTCTAAATTCACCGAAGTCTCTACCTACTAAAGATACATCCTTTTGTACTAAGTCGTTGTTAACTTTTTTTGCCATAATATACCTATTCTATTGTTGCTGAACCTGCGTTATCTACATACATAATAATTTGTCGATTTACACCATCCTCTGTTACCCTATATGATAATTGAATTTGAACATAGTTTCTATCTTCTATTACTTCAATATTAATGTTATCAATAACTATATATGGTAGCCAGAAATTAACATCCTCTGTAATGGATTCCCTAAGACTATCTGATAAACCTGCTCCTATTTGTTCAAACATTAAAGAATATACACTAGACCCAAACTCAGGAACAAATGGACGTTCTCCTTTTCTAGTTAGTAATAAGTTTTTTAAGTTGGATATGGATTGTTCTTCAGTTGTATAACTTAAAGTAAACAATCCCTTATTACTACCGAATGGTAAGGTAATACCGACTGCGACATCGGGTTGTAAATCTAAAGTTTGATACGAATATTCTTTTCGTGGTTTGGCCATTTGTTATCTTCCCTTTTTCTTATCAATCGCTTTCATTAATGCTGAATAATCTTTTGTCATTGCACCCATAACGTTTGCAACTTCTTCATTATTAGTATCAACGGGTCTACCATCTATATCTACTGCAGGGGCTATTGTATTAGAGTTCCCACCCACAAATCCTTGTGCTTGGTTAGACCCAAACTGAGCATCCATATTTCTCCACTCACCATCATTTGCAGTTTCGTTTAATAATTCATTTAACAACTGGTTTTTTACAAATGTTTTTGGTTTAGATGGGGTTACTGTACGTTCTTCTTTTAAAATATCAGATATGTTTATATC